GCATAGTTGGGTCATTTAAGTATTTCCAATCAGACTTGTAGAAATCGTAACCTCTACGGAATCCTGTGAAACCTAAGTTTAATGCCATCTCGATGTCGTTATCAAACAAACCGAATGAAGCACCACCTGCAGGACCGCCTGAAACGTATCCGTTCAATGTAGCCAACATATCGTCGATGTCAAACCCAAACTGTCTGTTTAAGAAGATTGCATTCTCTTCGATTGCACCTTGCTTATCTAAACGAGAGATGATTGTATCGAAATCAGCTAAAGTAGTAGGGTTACCACCTGCCCAAACGTTTCCTCTATTTTCTACTACGTAGAAGATACCTTCAGAACCTTTGTTACCTGCAGCAGTGTAAGTAGTTTGATTTGCTACACCTGAACCTGCTTCAGCAGGAACTGCTTCAATCATAGCTGTTTCTAAGTAATCCTCAAAACGTAAACGAGTTTCGTGCTCTGATTTTAAGTACCATAAGTAACCATTTGCTCCATTTTCAGTAGTAATTTCTACCCATCCAATTTGAGCCATATCAGAACCTGATACTGCATACTTGTCTTTGATAATGATTGGAGAGTTTTCAAAGAAATCGTCGTTAGCCTCTAAAGAGCCTTCCATTCCGTTTGTACCTTTTTTAAACTCTGAACCATAAATCCAAACAGTTAAAGTTGCTGTAGCAGCAAAAGTTTGACCACCACCTTCGTAGTAAGCAACTTGGAAAGTACCTGCAGAAGTGTTAACTGCGATAACAATACCCTTGTTGTGATGACCTGCATTATTGTCAGAAATGAAAACAGTCTGTCCTTTACGGATAGCGATTCCACCTGAACCCGGACCTGAAGAAGGGATTAAAGTGTCATTTACTGTGATTGTAGCTGTATCAGCTCCTGCAGCTGCAGAAGACTCACAATCAATGTATTTAGTGTGAAGACGACCTTGTTCTGCCCATTTTACTAAGTCAGAGTTTGAAGGCATCTCAGCTCCTACCATACGAAGGAAAGAAGCGATTGTTCTGTTACCATAACGCTCAAATTCTTTTTCATAAGTATCAGGAAGATACTGATTTAAGAAGTCAAAGTTGGTAATGTAATTTGTCGATAAAGGGACCTGCTCAGCACTTGGCTGTAATTGGTAACCCGGATTAGGTAATATTGCCATTTTTTCTTTTTTTTAAGTTTTTAAATCTTTTTAATACTTTTAATTTTTAAGGTACGACCTGAGTCGTTATCCTTTGCTCTTACTTGCATTCCTCCTTTGTTTGTCACTTCGGGTGCTCTACGCTCAGACATATTAATGTTTTTAGTCTTGCGCATTACATCCTCGGTAGCATCAGATAAACCTTGTTCGTAAAAGAACTTAGCGAATCTGTCGGGATTCATTGCGATTGCTAATGACCTATGGTATCCTGCTGCGTCTTTCATTAGTCCGTCATCGTCCAAAAACTTATTAATAAAGTTTAGTGGTGTTGATTGACTTTTTTTCAACTCATTAGAATCACCGGGAGTAAAAGATAACTTTCGGTCGTTTACGTTAAATTCAAAACCTTTGAACTCTTCGTTAAAAACCTCATCTGTCTTCTTTTGGAACCAATCGCGTTTGCGAGATTCTTGCTCCTGTTCGGTTTTTGCTTGTTGTGTATATTGTTTATAAGCCTCATACACTTCCTTCTCTTCATCAGGAATACCTACCGTACTTGACTCAAGGGGCATTTTGTATTTTTCCTTTTGTTGATTGAAGTATTTTTTGGCTTCACCAATAATCTTCTTTTTTGCTAACTTTATTTTTTTAATTGTATGTTCCTCGTCAATGTCTTCGTCATAACGATAGTCGTCCATTAGGACATCAATATCATTATCGTCAAGACCTTCTTGAGTAGCAGCCAAATAATTATGCAAAAGTTCTTCAGGTTCCATTGAATCAAAATCCTTTTTCAAATTGACAAAGTCTTCAAATCCTCTTCCTGTTTCCTTTTTGTATTTAAAATAAGCAGCAACGTCTTCGGGCAAATCTTCTGCCTGACTACGCTCAGCTAACAACTCATCAAATGAGTTAATCTGCTTATTATATCTCTTCCCAATATATGAAAGAACGTCTTCTTCTTTTAATTCAACTTCTTGTACAGTTTCCTGTACAGGTGTTTCCATATTTATAACCGGAGTTTCCTCAACAGTTTCACCAAATTGCTCTTCATGTTTAGCAAGCAATTCTTTTTCTACTTCTTGTACTGATTTAGGTTCGTAACCTTCTACAGCTCTTACTTTAAATTCCATTGGATATGATTTTATTTAGTGCAAATTTATATAAAAATTTTAATATTATTTCTTTAGTCTTGTTTATCATATTTTTGAGTTCCAAAATAGTAACTAAATATCATTAATGTTAGTGTCTTAATCAAGTCAAATAATTGGTTATTCTGCTCATCTGATAATAATGCTATTTTAAAAGCAATAATTTTATCTACAATAAACACGCCTACAAGTGACGCAAAGACCAAAAGAATAAACTTTACTAATATATCTTTTGTACTATTTACAAATAACCTATTTACATATAATACACAAGCAATTATAAATAATATACCGGTGAATACACCGGCTATCATTACCCATTCATTTGAAGAACTAAACATCTATTATTATCTTGGTTCAAATTCACCCATATCAAAGCCATCTAAACTATCCTCGTTAGACTCAAAGTTTAAAGGTGGTAAGTTATTCTTACGTTGATTAATCAACTTAGATTGCTCTGTGTTTTGTTGACTAATACGCTTTGCCTTAGCATCTTCTTTCTCTTTGTCTCTACCTGATATAGTGCTTTGTTCCAACCCATTTAGTTGCATACTATATTGGAACTCCTCCGCCATCAGATGACTCTTTAGCTCGGCTTCCTTCTGCATCTTTTCAATATCAAATGCTACCTCAGCCTGCTTGATTTGCATCTTAGCTTGAGTCTCCATTTGAATCTTCTGCATAGCCAACTGTCCTGCCATCTCCTGAGATTTAAGATTTTGTTGAGCGGTCATAGCTTGGTTTTGCATAGCCATCTTCTCCTCACGCTCTTGCTTCTTAGTCCTCTTTAATTTTAATAATTGATTAGCAAGTTTTAAATTCTTTATCTCACGTATGTCGATAGCATCTTCAAGATTAATATCGCCCTTAGATAATGCCATTTGAATATTCGCTTCAAGTTGCGCTTTCTCTTCCTCATCCGGTGAAACCTCTATAAAAATGCCAAAATCATAAATGTATAAATCATTAATCTCTCCTAAAATTGATACATTATATTTACCAATCTTATTTGCAAAATCATCTTTAAAGTCTGCGTACTCTAAAATATCACCAATACGATACGTTAAAGCCTCGGATAATGAACGGAAAATAAATAAACTACTTTCTAATATGTGACGAGTAGCTGTGTTTGAGTTTAGCGCAGCTAACTTTTGTAAACCAACTAATGAGTTAGGGTCAGGCATTGAACCGTCTCTTGCTTCATTTAAACCTGTTACAGAACGAATCATATCCATATAATGATTGTAGTTTGTAATAAGCATTTGGGTTTTACTTGCTCCTGAGTTAGATGTTAACTGTTGGATTGGCACCCTTGCATTATTAAACTCACCATCTTGAGTATAACTTCTACCAATTACACTACCTGTTTGGAAGTATAATCTTAAAGCGTCCTCAGGATTGTAAGCATTACCCGTCCCTAAATCTACTTCATTTAAACCATCGGCATCAATGAATACACCGTCAGGAACTACACGTGCAATTACTTGTTGTAATTTTAAGTGAGTAATCTGAATCAAATCGGCAAAAGGAATCATCCTTCTTACTAATGACTCAATAACTCCCTTGTACATACGTGGAGCAACGGCAACATAGTTTGGTAATGCGTGCTGAGTAGCAGACTTTGGACGAACCATATTCTCTGCCATCTCCCACTTTAATAAGATGTTGGTACCCATAACCATTATGCCATTGTACCAAACATCAATAGTCTTTTCTATTTTCTCAAAGTTACCTTCCTCCATCATTTCTACAGGAGGATTAAAGGTATCATCTTTCTCAATTACTCTTGTAGCGCCACCTTCAAGTTTTTTCTTTTTGTAAACTACTTTCTTAGTGGTCTTATAATTAAAGTACATTAACGTACAGGTATCTGCATTAAACATACTGTTCTCGTAGAATTGAGCTACGTTGTAATAATTATACCAACTTTGACTAAACATAGAGATTTCTTTTAAATCCTCGTTAGTAAGTGTTGGGTCAATCTTCATACATTCAATTACGGGTAGAGTTTTAATTTCTCCCCAATAAAAACAATCTCTAAAATATGGGTCTTCTGTATAACTATACACAACATTGGCAGGGTCTACGTATGAAACCTCAACGCCTGCGCCCGGCAAAAACTCGTGCTTAGCTACACCAATACCTAATACCATCAAATCATAATCAGTTCTTTTACGTAAGTCTTGATAATGATTCTCGTCAAGTATGGTATTGATAGCTTCTTCTTCTGCAATTTCAATTGCAGGTTTATAATTCAACTGCATATACAACGCGAGTTCCTCGTCTGTATTTGGCAATTGTGCAGGGTCCATCATAAAAGGATTTACACCTGTCTTATCTTGTATTGTAGTTAAGATGTCCTTTGCAGCCATTTGAGCTTCAATGGTATCTTGGTATTTACTTCTCTTAGATTGAGACATTGCATCTTGTGCATAAGCCTTAACTTTAAAAAGTCTATCAGACATTCCATTAACAACAATGTCAACAAATTTAGGAATGATAGGAACGGGAGTCCAATCTAAGTTTAGATAAGATAAATCTCCATCAATAGCTAATTCATTTTTGTATTTAGCAATAGACTGCTCGCCCCTTGCATATAACCTTAGTCTATGGAAGTCTCTCCATTGACTGTAAAATCTACATTGATTACCATCTTTTCTAAACCACTCATATTGAATAGCCTGACCTATAAGTAATCCATACTCATAGGTAGCCTTTTCGCTATCGGATACGAACTGAGACGGGAACCCTGTAGATAAAACATTTATTAATATATCGTTCTTCATCTAATTATTTGACTTGATGTTCCATCGTTTGTATATCTTGCAAAGTTAATGCTTATTTTTGACTCTTTTTTCTCAGGCACGTACATATGTTTTTGGTTAGCCATAATAGCTAATCCCGAACTAATAGAAGCGTCAAATTTTGTTCTATCATTAATATCAAATTTAGCCCAATCTTCTAAAGTCCTTGTGAATGGCATTGTTCCCATCTCGTCAGGGTCTCTATAGTTACCCGCTAAATCCATCCCCACATATTTTTCGATGTAGGACTCGATAGCAGCCGCGTGAGCCTGCTTAACATCCTCAGATGAGTTAGGTATTCCCCCAAGTTCTTTCTCTGTCTTAGAGAGCTTGCTAATGTGTTTGTCGGGTCTGTTCAAACAAAACTGTCTGTAGCCTCTATTTTTAAAATGGTAAAGCAATCTTGGTTTGTTATTCTCCACTAAGATTGGCATACCATAAAATACGCAAGCCATTAATACTTCTTCAAAAAATATCTCTGCCGTCTGAGGTCTTGCAATATACTCTAAAAAAAATTGATTTACAGGACCGTCGTCCATATGAAACTTAGTAAGTCCGTGTAGCGAACCATTAGAACCACGCCCCCCAACTACTGCCGATATATCATACGAGTCACAACCAAACGAACCTAAGCTCTCACTTGCAGGATATTTGTTTCCACCCTTATCTCTTACGTTATTTTGTAGGTGCCTTGGCGGAAGCCAACTCACTAAGAATCTACCCTTATTATCGGGAGTCCAAACAACCGTCGAATCCTTCACACCGTCCCGCCAATGAAAGGTTCCACGTGTAACGTGGTGCTCGGTTATAAGCGAATCGTTGTAGTCAATCTGTTGGTATATTTTAGTTAAATTGAATAGTGCTTGCTTGCTCTCGTCCCTGAATGCATGCGACTCCGTGCGCGGAAACTGACGGTAAAATTCGTTGAGTGCGTCGGCATCACTTTTAAGTGAGTCAACCTCCGCCTCCCAATAATCAATAGCACCATTCTTAATCATTGCCTTGTCAACACCTAAGATAGGCTGCTCAGGTTTTTTAAACACGGGCATACCAAAGATGTCTATAAATCCCTCCATATTCCATTCCATTGGAATAAACAAAGCATATAGTCCGCTCTTAGTTTGACCATTGGCGTTTCTATTGGCAACACGTGAGTCCTCGTAAATATCTTTGTAGTTTTGACCGCCCTTTGATAATGCATTTGAGGTCGAGCCCATCATACACTTACCAATAATTTTAGAACCCAAACGTAAACACGTTTTAGTTACACGCCAATTGTCTTTGATGTTATTAGGTTTAAGCCACTTAGCACTCTCATCGTGAGCTAAGAATAATAGCTTCTCCCCATCATAAGAGTTGTCTTCTGTATTCTTCCAATCGATAGATGTATCAAGTCCGTCTATATCTTCTTGACTATTGTCGTACATATTCTTCTTTGTAATCTTGGATGCCGGCAACCTAAAGGCAAGCTCTGTCTTTGGCTTGTCCATACCATCCATAATCGGTTTGAAGAAAAACGGTAGTCTGCTATTAATTGGAACAACCTTGTCTGTAAACATCTTCTTAGCATCGGCACCCGTCTTAGACAGGATACCAACCCTTGCATCGCGCGCAAGCGTTCCCACATTAATACATTCTGAAGATGCCATAAATGAAAATCCCGAACGTCTAATCTTTAGGTATATCATACCAAATGAACGCGGGTCTGCTTTACAGGCTTCCCAAAATATCCAATAAATTCTATTTGCTTCTCTGAAGTCAGGGTATCCAACGTCAATACTTGACCATTGCAAGTACATATAATGTGAGCCTGTAATGTAGGTAGGTTTACCATTATTCATAAACCAAAATCCTTGCTCTCTGTAATCAAACTCTTGCTCAATGTAATCTACCCATCGGTCTTTAAACTCCTTAGGTTTTTCGTTCCAATGAAAGATTGATTGTATTCTTGCTAATTCTTTAGGGATTTCCTGTCTCTCCCAATACTGTTCCGATGACTTGTAGTGTCTTTGAAGACACTCTTTGGGAGTAGGCGGCAGCGCAATGTATAGTCCTGATATATTAATAATATCTCCTATTTGACCGTTCTTAGATATAACCACCAAATCATATTGCTCGTTATACCCGTATAGCCAACTACGTGAGGTATTTTTTTTAGTCTTTGCATTTGCAGGAAGGTAGTCTTCGACTACATAGTATAATCTATTGCCTTGACCTTCGCTCTGCAAATCCCTGTCTTGTATCAGTTTTTTTGTTGCCATTATCTAATGAGTCAAGAGTCTCCTCTTCTAATTCAATCCGACTTAATATCTCAAATGCATCAAAGATTGCTAATTTCTTAGTGGCAGCAGCGTTCTTTAATTTATCTGCAGCCAAATCATCCTCAGCATTTGGTTTAATAATATCTTCCTTTGCAACTTTTATTAGTTGCTCTACAGCTAATCTGCCGGCTTCAATTATCTTTTTCTTAATTTCTTTTGAATCTCTCATAACTTAATTGTTATTTGATGGTCAAACATTCGGTATAACTTTTGCCCGTCTACCTCAAACTCATACTCACTGTCAGGCTTAAAACAAACTTTGTCTCCCGCCATAACACCATAGTCCGTTAATGTTTTATTAGGATAGACCATAAGCCCCATTAATGGTTCCTCACTAAGATGTTTCTTAATATATGAATCCTCAGCTTCAATAGGCTTTACAAAACAATACTTATCGTACGCATTCCAATTATCCTCGTGCTTATACATAAAGAATTGGTCGGGCTCAATAAGAAAGATGTCATCTCTAAAAAAGCTCTTACCGCTCTTTTGACGACCTCTCATATCATTATAAAACTTAAATGCGTTGTGATGTACAAGTAATGTATCCCCAACCTGAACAGGTCCTGAATATCTTAGAGGAGTTTCAATAACCTCGGCATAGCGATTAGAGAACCTATGGTCCTCCTCAGATGTACTGACAATAAAGTCAATACCTCCTATGCTCTTTGTGTTATCGTACCTTTTCCCCTTCATTGGTTTAACTATGAAGTAGAATGGAGATTTCATTAATAATTTATATTATATTCGATTGAAATTGGTATTGTAGAGGTGAACTCCTTCCAAAGTACCACCTCCTGTTTTTCGTTAATGATGTATATTTTAACAGACGCCTTATCGGTGTCCATCTTAATAAGATGAATTTCGTTGGTATCGTTCAATACTTTCTGCCCCACAATATAATGCATAGCACCACCCTTATAGTCAGGACCTACTGATATTTTACGAATCTCCATATTAAAACCAAACTACCCCCAAGTAATCTGTACCTGTAATCCTGTATATATTACCTTCTTGTAACCCACCTATTATAGCCGCTGCATTGTTTGCATAAACAGGTACATTAGGAAACGGTAAAGATTTTATTTCTCCAAGTGTAATGTTTACAGTTTCATCATTATTACTTACACTTGTAGCAATTACTTTATCTGCAAGTGACGGTACACCTGTGGTAGGATATTGACTTATTCTTGCCATTTTATTTTTAAGATAAGGTTAATAAATATAATGTTTGATTTACTAAAGCAAGCATCTCATCCATAATATTCTGAAGCTCTGAAGCATAACCATTACGCTCTTCATCAAGAATCTTTTGGATTCCCTTTAAATGTGTAACAGCATCCTCAATCTTAGACTCATAGATTGTGAATGGAACTCTTTTGTTTCTACCAAAGTAAACCTCAACAAACTTATCTGTCAAATCAAGGATACCATCATAATACCCATTCAACGCCTTGTGCTCTGCAAAAGACGTAGTTTGGAGATGTGCAATGTGCATTATATCTCTCGATTGAAACATTGTTCCAATAAAATTACTTGGTGTCATCATCTTTTTTAGTTATTTCTCCTGTCATAATGTTAATAACAGAGTCTTTACCATATTTTTCTACTAATGCAATTTCGTTCTTAGCGAACTCAGCTCTCATTTCGTCAAGTGCTTTGAATAATTCTTGCTTTCTTAATTCTAAATCACCTAAAGCCATCTTAGCCTTTGTGAAGTCATTGTTCATTTCTTGAACCAATTTTAACTCATCCTGAGTTAAAGATTGAATTTGATTGTTTACGATTTCCATTTTGCAAATATAATGTTATTTTATTAAACGTATGGTATATATTGTGTTTTTCCTTTTATTCTTACTGCTTTTAACGCCTGCTTGCGCTTTCTTTTTTTAGAAAATGATACGTGAACCCAATCAGGATTGTCATCCGTTCCAAACTCCCAAATTAATTGGTCGAACTCTAAGTGGTCTTTAATGTAGTCAAATACCATCTTATTAGATACGCCCGTGCCTCTGCCGTCTTGGTCTAAGTCGGCTGCCTCGCCTAAGCAATGTTGTGACGTTGGGCTTGAGCCGGGAGTTGCATCGTTTAAAGCCTTAGAGCGGTACCCTGAGGATACCCAAATAGGCTTATCAAAATGCTCGCGCACCTTGTCTAATACATTTATAGCTAATAATTTTAAGCACTCTAAGTGTGCAGGCGTTGGCTCATTCTTGATGCCCAATCGCTTTGCCGTTGATGACGGTGTTAGTTCAGCTAATATGAAATGTTCTGATAGTTTCATCGTCCTTGCCCTCTATATTTTTTAGGTTGTAAACTCTTTGCCTTTGAGTGTTTGCCACCCTTACGCTTTCCGAAGTTAACTTTAATCTTCTCCGATAGTGCCTTTGTCTTTGCCATTATCTTTATATTTTTGAATTTCGTTAATAGTTCTTACTAAGGTGTAACCTATAGTAGCTAACAATACAAGGGTTTGTAGGGCTTCATTAATGGTAGTAAAACGCATTGTAATCATACACAATGTATTGAAACCGATAACTTTTATATCTTCAATCTGCAACATTATTATTATTATTATTTATAAGGCAAATATAAACAAAAAAGCCACACAGATTTTGCGTGGCTCAGTTGGAGTTGGGGTATTTATTTTAATTAAATAGTTTTGATAAGCATATCTAAAAACGTAGGATATACATCCTCTTCGTTAAATTCTTTAAACTCATCAATAGCAATTTCTTCAAATTCAATTTCAATTTCCTTAGCTAAAAGTTCTTCCATTTTCTTTACAAACTCAATGTAATTTGGATTGTATTCTTTTACTTCCGCATTTTCATCTACGTACATAGAGATAGAAATACCGCCGTTTGCTTCGGTTCCGTATTCCTTAATTAACTCTTCCCTGATTTCATCGTTTGCTTTCTTAATACCTGAAATAGAATTAAGTAACATCTTTAACTTGAACTTAGTAGGCATCGGCATTTTATGGCTTAATAAACCTTTAAATGTAGATTCTCCTGTTTGTTGATTTTTTAATCCACCTATTTCTACCTCTAAGGATAAAATTTCGGCTAACTTTAATGTGATTTTTTTCTTTTGTTTCATATAGATTTTGATTTAATTAAATAAGAATTAATCCTTTTTCGTCTGCAACGATTGTATATAATACTTGGTTGTCGATACCCCACGTAGCAAACTGCTCTTCAGTCATCTGTACGTTTCCTTGTAATAACTGCATATTCATAGCGTCAGCTAAGTAATAATAAAGGCTGCAACTCACAGCAGAAGCTGAGAAGCTATTAGCTTGTACATACAATTGGGTAGCCGTTCCTAATGTAGGTACTACTACAGGTTCGATAGGCTTTAAGCCATTTGTCATTGGTGTTGGTTCCATTTTTTTCTAATTTAAGCAAAAATAAGTATTTATTTTAATAAAAGTTAATTTTATAGTCTATTATACACAATACATTGGTAGGAGCAACC